TGCGCGGGTGCGGAGCGGAGTCATGAGTACGTCGATGGGAATCATCATTCCCTTTACGTCGCGGTGCGTGACCTGGGCGGCAGCGGCTTCGCAGGCCTCCAGTTCGAGCTTGGCGGCCTCACGGGCGCGCTTGTCGGTGGGATCAGTGAGCGCGCGGACCAGGCGGATAAAGCTGAACCCGCGAGCCTCGCGGTCATTCATGCCGATTGCGCGAGAGCCTTCGACGACCGAGCGGTTGTCCTTGTCCACCTCGTCGAGGAGAATCTGGCGAAACTCGTCCACCGTCTTGCCTTCCTCGATAGCGCGGGCGGCCAGCTCGGGCTTGCGGTACTTCCGGCCAGCCTCGGAGATGCTACGAACGCGCGTGCGCTCCTCCTCGCGGCCTACGCCGCGATGCTGCTCAACCTCGATACCGGTCTTCGGCGGCTTCGGAGTGGGCTCGGACTCGTTGACCATGCGGACAAGGTCGGCGTCGGTGGCGTTCTCGGGGATGTCGATTCCGCGCTTCGTGAGGAGCGCGATGAGTTGTTCACGGTTCATAATGGAGCGATTGAAAACTTGGTTCTTTTGCGGTGCGTTGTTGTTGGGGAGTGAGCGACCAACCCCGACGGAGTTATCCACAGGTGCGGTGACCATGGAGATTTCGTAGGGCTGCCATTGCGTGACGACATAGACGTCGGTGCCGTCGTCGCGCTCTTCACTGAGCTTGACGGCAAGAATCCGATAGCCGACCGAGACCTTGCGCAGGATTCCGTCCTGCACGTCCTGCCATTTCTCGGATGCCAAGGCGGAATTCCCGAAGCGGACCAGCGCCCGCCCCACTCCGTCGGCATCGATCTGGGCGGACTCGATGACTCCCAGGTGCGCGTCAAGATTGTGATTGAAGAGAAGGGGTCCGCCGTCATTCAGGCGGTCGAGGTCAACGGAATCGCTCTCGTGCGAGAGGACCTCGATAACACCCGGCCAACGCTCGATCTCGGCGTCCGAAGAGAATGCGAGCTGAATGGTGCGAGCGGCGGTATCGACCGCGCCGTCTCCAATGGCGAATGCCCGTCGGAATGTCTGTCCGACCAGCTCGCGAGATTTATCCGTCTTCGGCACGCGGCGGACTATGCCGCGCTTCCTTTCGCTGGGTCTTGTGCGGGGATTTCCCGCGGGCATTGCTCGTATTCAGCCTCGCTGCGGAGTATGATGGCTGAATGTGTGGCCGATACGTGAACAAACTCGGCGAAGTCCAATATTCATTCTTCGAGATAAACGACATCCGCATTGAATGGCGGCCCCGGTACAATATCGCACCAACGGTCGAGATTCCGGTTGTGCGGCAGGTTGAACCTGGACATCGCGAGTTGGTAGGAATGCGCTGGGGACTTCGACCGAGTTGGGCGACGCCAGAAAAGAAACTTCCGCCACTTCACAATGCGCGAGAGGACACCGTCGCGAAGCTGCCGTCATTCCGATCCGCCTTCAAAACTCGGCGCTGCCTCGTGCCGGCAAGCGGCTATTTCGAATGGGCCAAGGCAACGAAACAGCCCTACTATTTCGAGCGTAAAGACGGCTTCCCAATGGCGTTCGCGGCGATCTGGGAGCATAACAAGGACGTCGGCGATACGGTCTCGACAATCACGACTGTCCCGAATGGCGAAGCCTCGCGAATCCACGATCGGATGCCCGTGATTCTCCGCCGGGAGTTCTGGCCGCGCTGGTTTGATCCGTCGCCGCTCACTGATGAAGAGCGCGAGAAGATGCTCGTTCCGGCACCAGATGGCGCTCTGAATATCTGGCCAGTGACGCGGGCTGTCGGAAATTCCCGCAATGAGGGGTCAGAGTTGATCCTTCCAATATCGGGAGATGAAATCGGCACCGACGCGCCATAGTTTCTCTCATGGTCCAATGGTGCAGAGTCGCCGATGACGAGTTTCCTCCGGAAGAAACAGTGGTCTGGACCTGGGACGGGTGTTACGTGAGGCATGGCCATTGGATTTTCTCCGGACCAGGAGCGCCACTCGCAGAAAGCGCTTGGATCGACGCAGAAGGCGCGCCCCTTCGAGTCACGCATTGGCTTCCGATCGAGGAAAGCACTGAGCCTCCGCTCCCGCCCCCTTAAATGTCGCACAAGTCACTTGGCGACCTCGAAAACACCATCTCGTACAAGCTGCCGAAAGATTGCCCTTGGCACGTCGCCTGCCGGAATATCGACTCCGCAGCGCAGAGCCTCTTCGGCTTGTTCATCCGGCGGAAGCGAGATTGCCAAAAGCCAGTGCTGACAGGCCGCGCCACCCGTCCACGCTCCCAGGAAGGCAAAAGCTCGCGTGTTCACCGTCTCAAGGCGAACGTCGAAGCGGCGCATTTCTGCTGACGATAAAACCACCTCCGCGGGAAGACACCCAATTAGGCGCAATTTCATGTTCCCGAAGGTATCTGATCGGGAGGGACATCTGCGGTCTGAGGCCTTGAATTCGCCATCGACAATTGCCCTACTTGGATGCCGGCGGTGTTAAATCGGATTGTTGTGACGTTTCCTTCGGCGGAGGTGTGCTGCCGGGCGGGGGCGCGGGCACGATGCCACGCTTTGCCAGCTCGCGGTTTTCCTGCTCGATCTCATCCCAAACGGCCTGAGGATCGCCGCCCATGTCCTCGATGATCTGAGATCGGGAAGAGAAGCCCTGCCAGACGGCTCCGGTGTTGGCTTGTTGCTCGGCGGCGGGATCGATCCAAGCCCAGCGACGGCCCCGGAAGCTTACCTGCTTGTACTTGTCGATGCGCTCGAAGCATAGCGGCTTCCCGTTGATCTGGATGGCCTCGGAGAGAAGCGCTCGTTCGAGCCAACGCTCGTAAATGGGGACGCACCAGCGCGCAATGAAGGACTCCTGCAAGCCCATCCAAACACCGCGCTCATCGAGGGAGCCCTGGCGAATACTGGAGAAGTTTACGCTCGTGAGGTCGCCCGAGAGATTGTGGTAGCTCACCCCAAGGCCGGCGGCCTGCGAGCGCAATATGGTGCGCATGAAGGTCTCGACAACCTGATCGGGAAATTGTGGCGTCCAACTCTGGAACTCTCGGTCTCCGATGTCCTCGAAGACGCCGGGCTCCGCGTCCATGGGAAGCTCGTCTTCCTCGACGTCATCGGCATCCTCGGCGCGAAAGAAGCCGGTCTTTGCCGCGCCTACGCGCGCATTGGTAACGACGGCGTCCTCGAAGGCAGAGAGCATGCGCCCGCGCCATAGGGCGGTACGTGTCCACGCGAGGCCGCGCTTTTGGCCGACCAGCTCCGGAACGAACCAATGGACGACATCCTCGGCGGGAACGACGGTGTATTTGTCCCGGCCCGAGTATGTGAGGACGTACCCCATCATCTGCTCGTCGAAGTTGTCGAAATAGTAGTTCACCGGTCGGCCTTTCGGTGTGAACTCGATGCCGTGGCGGATGGTGTTGCCGTTGCCGAGCTTCTGGTAATGGCGCGGGTTTAGTCGGGCCGGGTCTATCATTTCGACACCGAAGCCCCAGGAGCCGACATCGCGCCCGGTGTGAATGATGCCGATACACTCCCCATCCTGGGCGGCTGTGGTGATGGCGAGGCGCTCGGCGTCGGCACGACTTAGGGTGCCGGTTGTGTCGAAATTGCCGGGCTTCGAGAAGTCCTTGAAGGAGTCCTCGATTGCATTCGTAGCGAGTGTATCCGCCGTGCCGGAGGGATCTTTGATATTCGCAGAGAACTTAAAGCCGATCGGGCCTGCGATGTTGTCACGGCAAAGCTGGAGAAACTTCCGATAATGGTCGGAGTCGTTGCACATTTGCCGGGAGCGGGCAACAGTGGTCCACCAGTCGTTAAAAATGACGGCGTCGGCAGTGTGCGGAACGGTGCTCCAACTGGATTCCAGCCGGCCAGTGTCCGCAGCCTTCAGGATGCTACGGACGGCGGCGCGAGTGGGATTCGCGCCCTTGCGCTGGGTGGGCTGAGGTTCTTTCACCTCGCGCCGGAAGAAACTGTCGAAGAGGCCCATATTTTAGCAATAGAAGGCGATGCGCGGCCCGTTCGGAGATTGGCCACGGGCAATCCGCTTCTCGCGCACGAGGCGGCGACGCCAGTACCGGAGCATGTCGAGAATCTCGGCGACGGCGTAGTTCTCCAACTCGCGGTTGTTGATCTTGTACTTGCGGACGCCGGCGGCGATTTGTCCGCCCGACATCATGGCTTCCAGATTCGCGACATTCTGCTCGGCGGTGGAAATGAAACTGCCGGTGGCGGAGTCGATGGTGTCGCGAACGGTAAGCGGAAGATCGACGACAACCTTCTTCGTCCCATCGGCACGGGTGGCCCATGCTTGCCAGCGATAGTTTCCGGGCGTCCAGCCGGTTGTATCAACTGTGACGGCCCATGTGCTACCGGAGCCGGTAGCGTCCACGTCGTGCGACGATGGCCCTCGAAACCTCGCGACGATGGACAGCGCCTCGGCACATATCTGGGCGTCGAAGGTTTCTCCGACGACGATTGAATAGGTCATTTCCACGAATTCACGAATCCGCCGCGCCTGCGTCCCGCCTTGCGCCGCTTGCGGCCAGAGTCCGCCTTTTCCTCGGGAGGGTCTTGTGCGGGCTTTTCCGGGGCTGCCTGCTCGGCGTCGGAGGCATTGGACGGAGATGATACGCGACTCGACGGCTCGGAGCGGAAGAGTGGGCGCTCGTCGGATTCTGCCTTGGGCCTCTGAGGAAGGTTCCGAGCCTCGGCAATGCGGTTTTTCAGGCGGAAGGCGAGCTTGTCGAACATGGGCGACATGAGGACGAGCGCGGCGAATGCATACACGCGGACGTCGAAGGCCTCGGCGCGCACGCCTTCCTGTTTCTTCCACTCCAGCTTCGGGAATCCCTTCGTGTATTTCGTGACCGCCTTGAGGACGGTGAGCTGGCGGAAGTAGTCGAGCGTGCGCCCCTCGGGGAAGTGGCAATATCCGGGGCCGGGCTCGTTGATGCGCAGGCGACGAAGCACGGTGAGGCGGGCGGAATCGGTGCCGACCATGTAAACGTCGGTGGGGCGCTTTGTTTTCTTTCCGCTCCTTCGGCGCATGGGGTTGCCGATGATGGGAAGGCCCTCGCCGCCCTGGCCCTTGATGGCGAAGACGCCAAGGCCACGGTGACGCCGGCAATACGAATAAACGGCCTGTGTGTTGTGGCCGCCGGAGTCGATGCAGGTGGCGGCGATGCTCATTCCGACTCCGCCTTCGTGCTGCCATAACTGGCGGAGGTAGTCGGTGAGTGCGGTCCACGGGCTGCCGTCCTCGCCCTCCGGTATGTCGGGGTCGCCGTGGAAGACGTGATAGTCGATGGACCAGCTCTCCTCTCCGCCTGCCCAGCCGACGACCTCGCACTCCAGACGGTCGGGTTGGGTGTCCACGCCGGCGGTGAGGATGAGGGCGCGCTGCGGGATTGGAGCGGCGTATTTCTCGCAATGGGAAAATAGGTCGTGCTCGCTGGCGGTCTCGCCGCTGTCTTCCCACGTTTCGCCGAGGGAGGTATTGACCCATACTTGGAGCTGGGAGGGATCGTCTTTGACCTGGAGGAACTCGGTAGCGACCTCGCCGACGGTCTTCCACGGAGAGTAAAGCTCGTTGATGTGGAAGCCGGCAATGCCGGTGAACTCGGCGGTGGCGCGCCAGCCGAGGGGAAGGCCGTCGATGCCGAGAGGGATATTGCCTTCGGAGTCTGGCGCGCATTTGCGGACGGCTTCGTTCTTCTGGGCGTTCGAATAGAATCCGGAGCAGGACGGGCATTGCAGCATCGCGCGCGAGGAATCGCCCTTGGCCGGGGTGTCCTCGCCCCAGCGGACGTTTGACCACTGGATATGGTGTGGGTGCTCGCAATGCGGACATGCGATGTGGAACCGGCGCTTGTCGGACTTCTCCCATTCCTTCTCGATGCGGGAGAAGCCTTTGACCGTCGGCGTGGAGCAAATGTAGATGCGGCGGTTCCAGAAGTTATTCGCGCGCTTGATGGCGATTAAGACGGGGTCTCCTTCGTCGCCGGCGCTGGTGGGGTAGCGGTCCACCTCGTCGAGCCAGATGCAGCGGATTGGGCGACTGGCGAGCGACGAGGGCGAGTTCGCGCCGGCAACGGTGAGATGTCCACCGGGGAAGCTCTTGTGGAGGATGGTGTTCGCGGAGTCGCGGCCTTTGGCTCCGCCGAAGATGGTCTTGAGTCCCGGAGTGTCGCGGATCATCGGCGCGAGACGGTCCTTGGACCATGCCTCGGCCATTTCGATCGTGGGCTGAACGACGAGGATCGGCGACGGATCTTGATGCGAGAAATAGCCGCATGCGTTGTTGAGGATCTCCGTTGCCCCGATCTGGGCGGACTTTACGAAGACGACGCGCTTGTTTCGCGGGTCGCAAATGGCATCCATGATCCCGCGCTGGAACTCGGCACGGGATGTCTTCCATTTGCCTGGCTCGGCGCTGGACTCGCTACTTAGGCGGCGGGTGGAGTCACTCCACTGACTCAGCGTCAGCTTCGGAGGCGGCCTCAGCGTCAGCGCTATGGCTGCGATTAAAGCGACCAACGACCGCCGCTGCGTCGTATTCAACAAGCTCATTCAGTGCTGCGTAAAGCGCCTCGTCGAGGATGGTCTTGCACACGTCGGAATCGATCGTGTCGGCAAGCTGGGGGGAAATGGCGGTACTGACCGCGAGGATGCGGGCGCGAAAGCTCGCGAGCATGTCGCCGACCACGGCTGAAACCGCTTCGCCGTGGTGAAACTCGCCAGCGAAGGCCGCGGCTTCGATCTCGGCCTTGTCGGCTCGGGCTTTGTAGAGGCGGGCACGGTGTTTCTCGTAGTCCTCGGCCTCGACGGAGCTGGCCCGCGTCGCGCCTTCCTTGAGATAGGCGATGTATCGGGAGACGTTGTCCTGGAGTGGCCATTTCCCGCGCCCGGAGGGAACCAGAATTCCCTCTAGCTTGAGCTGGCGCACACGGGCTGCCTTTACTCCGAGCCATTCGCCCAACTCCTCGGCAGTGACTTCCTTCTGGTCGGTTGACTTCGCCACGGATGCGCGCCAAAAACAAAAGCGTTAACGACCGTTTTCCGGTCGAAATCTAACCAAAGTTTGGGGTTGTCCGCTTACCCGCTCCCCGCCCGGCCCGGAAGAACCTATATGGGGGCGTAGCAATCCCTTGGCTGGCTGCATGGCAATCATCGCGCGACTTGGCCTCCCTTCAGGCGAGCCAGCACATTACGCACGGTGCGAACGTGGACCCGTACCGCTGCCGCAATCTGCGCATCGGTGAGGCCTGCACGCTTTGCCCGCGCAATCCTCGTATCACGCTCATGGCGGGCAATGTTTGCGCACTTTGCGAGGACCAGAAGCTCTCCGCCGAACTTCTGAACGAGGCGCTTTGCTGTCTCGGGTCCTACAATGCTGACCACCCAATGGGAGGGCGGCATGTTCTTCGGGATGTAGATTGCCCGGTGTTTCGCAACGCTCGCGAGTTTGAGTGTCGCGTCTCTGCCGATGACGTCGGCAATGATCTGGGCGGTGTCTGGGAGGGATGGAATTTTCGGCTCGGTGATGCGTGTTCGCTGCAC